ATTTGGGATGTCATGGGTGATACTAGGGTTGACCGTAGCAGTCCAGAACAATTATCTTGGCTTATCTATGGTGTGAAAGTAAATAATAAAAAGAAATGGGCTGAGTTATTTAATATTGGTATGAATAAAGATACCAATAAACCAAAGAAAAGACCAAAGCTAACTATTACTGATTTTAATAATATTGTAAAAAAATATGCCAAGCCTTTACATAAAACTAAATCAGAACAATGTCCTACTTGTTATGGCAAAGGTAAAGTTCAGAAGATGAAAGTCGATGGTAATCCTTACAAGAACTTAAGTAAGTGTGAAACTTGTGAAGGTGATGGTTATGTCTATCATCAACTAAAAGAGTTAGCAGGATTTAAAGTTAATTTAAAAAGTGTGATTGAAAACTTTTCAAGGGACTCTAAAGATACTGCAAGTAAGTTAGTAGGTTATACTTCAACAGGTGGATTTAAAACAGATAAGATAACTTTAATGACGATTGCTAAGTATAGTAAAAATGGAATTGTAGATTTTATTGATATGGTAACTCGTTATGGTGCAATCGAAACGTATCTAAAAACATTTGTAGAAGGTATAGAAAACTTTGTAGGTTGGAACTCTATCTTACATCCAAGATTTATGCAGACTGCTACATCTACAGGAAGACTATCAAGTCGAGACCCTAACTTTCAAAATCAGCCCCGTGCTAAAACTTTTCCGATTAGGAAAGTTATTAAGTCACGATTTAAGAATGGTAAAATTATGGAAGTAGACTTTGCACAGTTAGAATTTAGAACTGCAGTCTTTCTTGCTCAGGACAAGCAAGGAATGAAAGATATAGAAGACGGTGTTGATGTTCATCAGTTTACTGCCGACATCATTGGAGTATCTCGACAAGATGCAAAGGCTCATACATTTAAACCTTTGTATGGTGGTGTTAGTGGTACGGATGATGAGAAAAAATATTATACTGAGTTCTTAACTAAATATAAACAGATTAAAGAGTGGCATGATAAATTAGAATACGATGCGATTGCTACTAAAATGATTACCTTACCTACAGGAAGACAATACTCTTTCCCTGATGCTAAAAGGATGCCTTGGGGTAGTTCTAATTATTCTACCCAAATAAAAAATTATCCTGTTCCGGGATTTGCTACTGCAGATATTGTCCCCTTAGCTTGTCTTAATGCTTATGAGTTAATGAAAGAGAAGAAGGTAAAAAGCCTGTTAATCAATACTATTCACGACAGTATTGTAGCAGATATCTATCCGGGCGAAGAAGATGTCATGGCAGAAATACTAGCCAAATCAACAAGAGGGGTAAAAGATACAATGAAATCAATGTATAATATTGACTTTAATGTACCTCTTGATATCGAAGTAAAAATCGGTAATGATTGGCTTGACATGACGGAAATAAACGTGTAACTTATCCACAACTATATAAGGAGGTCATATGAATGATGACTAATGAAATCTCAGTAAAAGAAATGTCCGATGCTCAAATTATGGCAGCGATTGGACAAACGGTTGATACAAACAAACCGATGTTATCCCGACTACAAATAAACAGGGATGCCGAGGATGATGATGGTAATAGATTACCTACGGGTCACTATTATGTTTATCACCCAGAATTAGAACAGAATATATATGGTGAGTCAGTAGAATTTAGACCTTTCTATACTGCTTATCAGTATATGGCATATAATCCTTCCGAGAAAAAATATACTTCTCGTTCTGTTATTTTTAGAAACTGGAAAGAAGATATTATTGATAGCACAGGAGGTACTCGATGTGGTAAATTACCAGAGGCTCAAAGAGCAAATCTGAATGATGCCGAAAGAGAACTTCAGAAAAATATTAAGTGTTATAAAATGACTTATGGCACAGTATCTTTCAAAGGTAAAAATGCCAAAGGTGAAGACGTTGATGTCGAAAACTTTCCTGTTCTATGGAGAAACACTGGAACTAACTATAATATAGTTAATGAAGCTTTCACTGGCTTAACTAATCTTGGTAAACCGATGTTTAAATATACTTTAACATTAGGTACAGAGAAAAGAAAAGCAGGGGCAGTTCGCTTCTTTGTTTCTACTTACAAAATCAACAAGGATAAAGAGTTAAACTTTAGTTCTGGTGATGAGAAAACTTTAGAAAGTTTCTTAACACTTATTAACTCTGAAAATAAAAGTGTCAGTACAATGCATGACAAAGCCACTGCTCAGGAAATTTCTGATGGTGACGATGCAAAGATTATTGAACAAATTGCTTAGCATTGAACATACTTTTAATTAAAATCCAAGAACTGTTAGCCCGTTCCTCAAAGGAGCGGGTTGACATACCAGACGATATCATCGAAGAGTTTGGTGAAGCTTGTAAACAGGCTTTTAAAAAACAATTTACGGAAGAAAGAGATAGAAACTTTTCCATTAGAATGTCTAGTATTGGCAAACCTTTATGCCAATTACAAATGGAAAAACATAATACTTCTTCGGAAGACCCACCCTATAATTTTAAAATGAGAGTTTTATTTGGAGATTTAATTGAAGCTTCTGCTATTGCTATTATGAAAGCAGCAGGAATTAAAATACAATCAGAGCAACAAGAAGTTCACAATGAGATTGCAGGAGTAAAAATCAAAGGCACATATGACGTTGAGATAGAAGATAAAATATTTGATATCAAGAGTGCTTCTCCTTGGGCATATGATAATAAATTTGCAAAAGGATTTAATAATGTAGAAGAAGATGATAGCTTTGGATATGTTGTTCAAGGTTCACTCTATTCTGATTCTTCAGGTAAGCCTTTTGGTGGTTGGATTGTTATTAATAAATCTACCGGGGAATGGCAGATTGTAGAAACACCTACATATAAAGAAGATTATAAAGTAAAAGCATTAAAGACTGCATCAGATAATATTGATGCTTTAGTTAATGATAAACCGTTTGAAAGATGTTTTGAGGATATTCCAGAAACATTTAATAAAGTAAGTACAGGCAACAGAGTACTAAGTAGCATCTGTTCTTTCTGTCCTTATAAAAAACCTTGTTGGGGTGAAGACCTACAGTATCTACCACAGCAACAATCAAAAGCAAAATCACCAAGATGGTTTTGGTATACTAAAGTAGTAAATCCTAAGGAGGAAAAGAATGACAACTAAAAGTAAAGATTTATCATCACGTGGACCAACAGTGTATATAACCCCTGTTCCCACAAAGGAAGGGGCATATATGTGTAGTATTAAGAAGAATAAAAATCCTTCTGATGATGAAAAGACTTGTGAGATTATTGCAATGGGAATGATGAAGTTAGCTTTGACTGACCCTCAGTATGTTTATGATTTAGGCATGGAAGCTTTGGAAGAAGAAGAGATGATTGAAAATAATAAACCCTTATTAAAAGGTAATGGTAATCATAATGATACTAATATTATTGATATTTTAGATTATATTAAATTTAAAAATAACAGTGGTAAATTAAACTAATGAGTAAAGATAATTTCAATAACTCTGATGATAATAATATCAGAAAGAAATTTGATTTAGATTTACAATATGGGAAAATGCGTGAAAAGAAACTTCACGATATGTTTTTTAAGAAAAAGTTTGAGATAAAGTCGGAGAGGGATTGGTGGCAAAAGACTGGTAACATTGCTATTGAAGTTCAATGTTATGATAAGCCAAGTGGGATATCAGTTACTAAGGCTGACTATTGGATGCACGTCTTAACAGATGGTGATGATGAATACTGTACTCTTGTATTTAAGGTAAGCACAGTTAAGAAATTAGTAAAAAAGTATAAGAATAAAAATGTATTTGGTGGTGACCATAAAAAATCTAAATTTGTTTTAGTACCGTTAAAAGAATTATTTGTGTTGGAGAACATAAAGAATGGATAAAATAAATCCCAACTACTATAAGAATAAACCTATAGAAACAATCGAAGTCATCAGAAATGAATTAACATCTGATGAGTTTCGTGGTTATTTGAAAGGTCAGGTGTGGAAATATTTATCTAGGCACAGAGGAAAGAATGGTTTTGAGGATTTACAAAAAGCTAAGTGGTATATGGATTACTTGATTAAGTTTGAGCAAGAAATGGGAGAAGGATTGTTAATTAAAAACTAGGAGGTAATATGAAAACAATGAACTATATAATTACCGGGGAACAAGTACAAATATTATTAAGATATTTATTTACTAGACCCTATGGTGAAGTTATTAAAATGATTGAAATACTAGGTCAATTGAGGGAACTAGATGAAAAGGTCAATGCGGACTTCATCTCAAAAAAACAAGATAAGTAGTAATCTAGCTACTATCTATGTTAAATTAGACAAAGCAGGGGAAATAAAATTAGATTTAGACTATATTAAACCTGCTGATTTAATAGATACTTTTAAAAATAAATTTCCTGATTATGAAAATTCCGTATTATTATCTTCTATTATTTACGATACTATATCTATTTATGAAGATTTATATGACCGGATTAAAAGTACTATAGCAATGAGTTAGATATCTCTCATTTCCATACTCAAGGCTCTTGCCCTGTTAGGGGTTTGTCTATACCACCTGCTCGACAACATTTCGTTTGCGGCATCAGGGAAGTTACCCTCTTTTAAATATCTAATCATATTTTTAAATTTGGATACTCCGGCAAACCCCATCTGAAAAATCATTTCACATAGAATACCTTTAGCTTTTACAGGTATATCTAAATCATTTTCTATGCATAACTTTTCCATTAAGTTCCATGCCTTATCAAAGTCTTCTTCAAAGATTTTGTCCCACCCTTCTTTGTCTTTAGGTGGTTCTTCTCCGGGTAGCATCTTGTGACCATAGCCACCAGTTTTAAATCCTAGAGTATCAATATAAGTATCTAGTCTAAAACCTTCATGCTCTTTTATTCTATCTTTCAGTGCATCTTTAATTATATCTGACATTAATCCTCCTACACTATTGAGTAATTTTCTTAGACTTTTCAAATGTTCTTAATCCTGCCATGCCCAAAAGTGCTGTCACTAATGGAAACAATGTAGCCATATCTAATTCAGGTAAAGGTGCGTGGTCAATACTAAATGCAGCTAATATAAACAATAAAAATTGTTTTGCTACGTATTCCCAAAATATAGCTAATGCACATGACATACCAATCAAAGGTCTCCATGACCTCTGCATGATACCTCCGATACCTGTAGCTTTAGATTTAGCATCGGCTAAATTAATATCCATTTGCTTGGAATTAATTTGATTCTCTAACTCTTTTAATTTTACTTTTGCAGCAAGTTTTTCTTCTTCTGAGGTGTGGACAGAGTCAATTACTTTACC